CTAACACTCTGCTCTGATGATGATCCGAAAGATCGAAACCAGATCCCAAAGATCCGGGATCCGGTCAGCAGATAAAAACCAAATTACAGATCTGCAACGAAAGGAAAAAAAGCTATGTCAGCAAATGTCTCTTTTATGGCTTCAGGTCACGGTCAGGTACCGTGGCACAAAACCAATTATGTAACCGTGGAAGGTACGATGACTTCCGCCGAAGCACTGAAACTTGCAAAACTCGATTTTGATGTATTGCAGGAACCTGTTTTCGATGGGCAGGGTTATGTTGTTCCGGGCTATAAACTGAACTTCAAAAGCGATGATCGCACGCTGCTGGGGCTTGTATCTTCCCGCTATAAAGTTGTACAGAATACAGACGCGTTCGCATGGACGGACGCTCTGATTGGTCCATCCTGTCAATATGAAACTGCCGGAAGCCTGAATAATTTCCGAACTGTCTGGATGCTGGCGCGATTGGAACCGAAACAGATTCTTGGAGACAACTTCGAAAACTATCTCCTGTTCATGAACAGTCATGATGGTTCTGGGGCAATGAAAGTATGTGTTACGCCTACGCGTGTAGTCTGCCAGAATACGCTGAATTTTGCTCTGAATAATGCACAAAGGAAGTTTTCCATTCGTCACGTTGGTGACATCTTCGGTAAGCTCCGTGAAGCAGAAATGACATTGAAACTGTCTCAGGATTATTTGATCCAGGTGCAGGACAAATATTTGGAGCTGGCCAAAAAGAAGGTAACAGACCGAATGTTTGATAGCTTTTTGCAGCAGCTGTTTCCTGTCACTGCTGATGATGACAAAGCCCAGGTCAAACGTCAAATGTCCCGCCGGGAAGCTGTTTCCATTGCTTATGATGTTGATGATCTGGCGAATCACAAGGGCACTGCCTACGGCGTAATGAACGCTGTTTCCGATATGGCAGCACACTATGAACCATCTCGCATTACTGACGGTTATTTCGGTAACCTATTCGCGAAAGTGATGGAAGGTCACCCGTTTCTGGATCGTGCGCTGGAATTTGGAAAGGGGTGCCAAATTGAATCAGTTGAATCTGAAGCCAATTCGAAAAGCGAAGCGGCTGACGCAGTTGGAAGTTGCCGAAGCCTGCGGAATCAAGCGGACCCGATATCAGGCGTATGAATCTGGAAGGCGGGAACCGAAGGCAGGCATGCTGCAAAAAATTGCTGTTGTACTCGACTGTTCAGTCGATGAAATTTTGAAGGATCCGAAAGAGGTGATCAATGAGTAAGAACGGATATACCGTCGAGGAATGTATTCAAATTGTGAACTGCTGTTATTTTGTCTTTGTTTGATGTGGTCGAAGCTGTTGAAGCGTATTCATCTGCTGAAGAAACGACTGAGGAAGCACCGGAAGAGCAGGCAGCCGATGATCCTGCTGAGATTGCGGGCGATCTGGTCACACTGGCTGTGAATGATCTTACGGAGGACGAAGATGGACGAAGTTCAGAGGACGCTGGACAGGATCTGGTATCGGAAGACGATGCGGAATCTGACACGGCAGCAGCTGGAAGCTGAACTGCAGGAAAAGCTGGATCGTGGTGAAATCACGATCCAGGAAGCAGAAAATGAGTGGCAAGACTTCATGCACCGCGGCGAAGATACTTTTCAAGGGGTGTATGGATGGTAAAGAAGGGAGAAAAGAAAATGTTCAATCTGGAGAAATTCGCGAAGGAATGCAAAATCCGTGTCTCTTCCGCGAAACTGACGATTCGGGATCTGAGAACCGGGGAGACGCAGGAAGTAATGTTTTATCGTCCGGGATCTGTTTTCCCGATTGACCAGGTACGCAAAGAGCTGTCCACATATGGCTATGATCTCGAAATCTTTGCGCTGCCTGATCCGCCGGAAGCAACGATCGACTGGAAGCTCGTATACGAGAATATGGAAGGTCATCGTATCGATATGGCTTTTGATCCAAAGACAATCGTGGTTGGTATCTGATGAAAAAACTTGATAAATGCGAAAGATGTGGAGCAGTTCCGCAGTGTGTGACGGTTCCTTCCGGGAGACTGACATACCGGGGAAAAATGATCAACTATTACGAAGTGATCTGTGAATGTGGAGCCAGAACAGGCAGAAGCACCCGGAAGTTGGAAGCCTACGATGACTGGAACGCCAAGCAGGAATGTTTGAGAAAAGCGAGTAAAAATGATTGATCTGAGCTATCACAAAGAAAAAAAGGAAAAGGAAAGCAACGATATCGGTTTTCTGATCCTGTTCATGACACCGATCATCATTGCAGCGCTCTTCCTGATTGAAAGAGGTCTGTAATGGAATACAACGTGAAGATTCAGCTGACTGATCCAGATATCGAGCCCGTAACGATTGATGGAGTGCACTTCATCCTCAGGGGCAAGCTGGCTTGGTTTTATCGTCTTTTCAGGACGATGGATTGTGAAGAAAAAGCAATCCGGGAGTTGTGGCCATATCTGATGGCTGAAAAACAAAAAGCGGTATCCGTCGCCAAACAAAATACCGCTCAGCTCGTAAGAGCAAACTTATAAGCAAGGAGATTATATCATGGAAAGTACAGAACTGGCAATAAGCGCCAACCAAAATCTGTATATCAGCCCGGTTGTGGGTGTTGATGATGCGAAAGCGAAGTTTGAGCAGGTGCGGCAGTACACCGCATCCTGCCTGACAAAAGATGTTGATTATGGAACCGTTCCAGGAGTGGCAAAACCGTCCCTGTTCAAGCCCGGTGCGGAAAAGCTGGGAAGCCTGTTCGGACTGACACCTAAGTTCAAGGTCGTGGATAAGATCATGAACTGGACCGGTGAAGGAAATCCCGACAACGAACCGTTTTTCTACTTTGAATATAAATGCGAATTATATCGCGGTGGTGAATTTGTTTCATCCTGTGACGCCAGCTGCAATAGCTGGGAAAAGAAATATCGCTATCGCAAAGTTAGCGCAGAAATTCGCTGCCCGGTTTGTGGAAAGGTCAATACCATTATCAAGGGCAAAAAAGAATATGGCGGGGGCTGGCTTTGCTATAACAAGAAGGGTGGCTGCGGTCAGAAATTTGCTGACAATGATCCTGTTATTACTTCACAGGCGCAAAAGACCGAGGAAGTAAGAAACTTCGATACCGCTGAACAGGTGAACACGTTCCAAAAGATGGCTCAGAAAAGGGCATACGTTGGCGCGATCCTGATCGCTTGCAATCTGTCTGAGTATTACACGCAGGACGTGGAAGATATGAGCAGAGGCAGTTACGCTCCTGATCCTACGCCTGTTCCTGATATGGTAGAAGGTGAGTTCACCCAGGTATCGCAGTCACAGCGGAGTCAGGCGGCTACTAATGGAGCGAAGACATATAATTCTGCTCCCGCCCAACAAAAGCCCGTACAAACCCAAAATAAGCCGTTTGACGAGGTTGAATATCTTCGCAGTTTTCAGCGTCCACCGTCAGTTATGGATATGCAGTACGAGACTGCACAGGACTATCTTTCGCAGACAACCGGACAGTACTATGACGAAATGTCAACGGAAGAGCTGAGAAGTCATAACATTGGGCTTTGGAAAATGCTCAAAGATCCGGCTATTTCTCAAGACCAGAAGGACGGAATCAATCTCAAAATATCCGCGATCTGTGCAATTCTGATCCATCGCAAATCAGAAATCGTGACTGATTAAGAGGTGCAAGAATGGAAAATCTTACCGAAAAAATCAACGAATTTGCTGATCTGCGTGCTGAATATGAGCTTTTGAAAGCGAAATTCGAAGCTGAAAATTCTGATCTGAAGCAGAAAATTTCTGATCTTGAAGCTGAAATTAAGTCGGAAATTTTGAAAAAAGGCGAGACAGTTTCCACCGAAAAAATGTCCGCGATCTTGGTGAAAGGGCGCGTTTCGTGGGACGGAAAACTGCTTGAAGGTTATGCAGTTGCACATCCTGAAGTGCTTGCAGCCCGTAAGGTTGGAGAGCCAACCGTGAGCTTCAGACCTGTGAAAAAGTGAGAAAAGACAATGCGCGGCTGTATGTCTTTTATACACCATTCTCCTTACAGTGTATTGAAAATCTTGATTTCTAACCAACAGGGCGGTGCCGCGCCCGCCCTTTTTTTGAGGTGATCGCATGGCGAATAGCTGGATAAAACTTTATCACGAAATACTTTCAGATCCCAAAATGGGCATGATGTCCGATAAGCTGTTTCGTAGGACAATCGAGTTCTTTTTGATTGCTGGAAAAGAAGATCGAGCCGGAAAACTGCCTGAACTTGACGATATCGCATGGATATTACGGATATCGAAAAAGGATGTTCAGAAGGCGATCGATGATCTTGTAAGACTGAATATCATTTCGATTCAGACTGACCCACTGTCAGCTATGTTGGGACAACCTGAAAAAAAGTATTATGTAATCACGCATTTTTCAGAGAGACAGAAGTCAGAACAAACTAAGTCTGAAAGTAATCGTGCATACTACGAGAAGAACAAAATGCGTAAGACTGAATTTCAGTCTGAATGTAAGACTGACAATAAGACTGAATTTCAGACTGAAAATAAAGAAAATTCAGGATACTATGATTCTGAATGTAAGACTGAAAATAAGGACGTAGAAAAGAATAAGATTAAGAATAAGACAATTCAGACTGAAGATAAGACTGAAGAGGAAGAGAGAGAGGAAGAGAGAGAGTTAACAATCGCTGGCGCGATTGAAGCTCCCGCTCCCGCCCCTGTTTCCACAAAAAAGCCGAAAACCGAACATAGAAAACGTGGCGAGCTAATGCCGATGGGAAAGCTCAAAAATGTTTTGTTGTCTGAAGACGAAATACGAGATCTTAATCACGAGCTGGGTGGAGTTTTGGCAGCAAAGTATATCGATGATCTGAGCTTATATATCGGGGATACGAAAAATGCGAAGAAGTACACCGATCATTATCTGACCGTATTACGCTGGTATCGCAGAGACCAGAAGGAAAAACAGGAACAGGCGCAGGGTCAGCAGCCGAAAGTAAAAACCTTGGCTGATATGGGTGCCGAGGAATATGCACCGACTTGGGATATTGAGCTATGACAAGAGATGATTTTAAGAAAATCATGATTCGTATCGGGCAATTCTGGCCAACCTTTTCTGCTGGAAGGGACGGCGAAATGATGATCGATTTATGGTATCCGCTTTTCCAAAATGACCAGGCGGAAGATGTGGCGAGAGCCGTCACGATCTGTATCTGTACGCTGAAGTTCGCCCCGACCGTTGCGGATATAAAACAGCAGATGGCCGAATGCAGGCTGGAAGATCAGCCGACAGCGATCGAGGCTTTTCATGTACTTTCGGAAGCTGTGAAAAAATCCTGTGATAAAGCCGGGGCCGCCGAAGCTTTCAATGCTCTGCCGCCTATTCTGCGGCGCATAGCGGGGAGTTCTGGACAGATGGTTAGTTGGTATAGGCTAAGCGACGAATCTTTTCAGACCGTGGTCATGAGCGCGATCCGCGAGAGTTATACGATCCTGGCCAAACGAGAAGCGAAATATTTTGCGCTGCCTGCTGGATTGCAAAGGGCTGAGAGCTGGCGGATCGGTGCGCCTGAACTGGAAGCGCTGCCGGAGCCTGTGAAGGAAAAGACCTACGACGAAATAATGGCTGATATGGAGCAGAAAGGAAAGGATTATCGAGCGCGATTCGGGATCGAGGTCAATCCTGACTATATCGCCCGTGCTGAAAAATTTGCGAATCCAACGGAAAGCGAACTGAAGATGATCGAGGCGAAGCAAAAGCATGAAAGTGATCTTCGTATGGAATGGCTGAAAGAAGCGGACCGAAATGAACGAAACTAAAAAACAGAAAAAAGTTGATCAATTTCGTGAGGTCGCGAAAAAGGTCCAGACGGAGAAAAACGATTCGTGGACTGAGGACGATATCAGAGCCGCCGCGAATCGAATAGCGGAAAGGATAGGAATAAATGAGCGATGGTAAAAAATGCCGAACGTGTGCATGGTACTGTCACAGCAATGGATTTTGTTACGGTAACGCTCTGTTACTGAACGGGATAGAAATCTGGATCCCGATGGAAGAAAATCACGCTGCCTGTGATTATTGGAGTTTTGACGGGTTGGAAGACTGGGAGAGAGACGCTTGCAAGCCCGCCGCCCTCGTGACAATGGAGCCAGAGCCATGTTGTATTTGACCAATTCATTTTCGGTTCACATGTTACCGAAGCTGAATTGTGGCGAATGGGAGGATATCCGTTTCAGGCGAATATCCTCTGACGAAGCATGCCGAATGCTGAAGGGAAAAGCCTACAAGAGCTTTTTCGGGCATGTTGATACTGTGAAACATCTCGAAAGACGGTGGCGAATCCATATTCCTGTCAATCGAGATCAGGTTTCTTTCAGGAAGGGCGACACGATGATTATTGCGACCGTTTCAAGCAAAAGAGCTTGGGAGCAGGACGAAAAACATCCGGGACCCGGATTCAAATTTTATCTTGTGGAGTATCGATGAGTAATTTTGATGATCTTATGGAAGAAGAGAAAAGCCAGGTCGAAAAACTGGCTATGCAGATCGCTGATCTGGCCAGCGATGCTGGGTGCTATCTGCTGGGCGAAGTAAATGACGGAAAAGGTCATGGCTGTATGAGTTTTCACGGAATGAGCGAAGATATCGAGCTCGATATGATGACCGGTTTCGGGAATCTTACCGCAGCTTTGTTTTATGAGCTGCAAAAGCGCGGAATGAAAAAGATCGAAGCTGCGGCACTGATCCTGACTATTGTCAAGTTTATCGTTGAAGGTTCGGAAGACCATTACAAAGTCGAAAGCCGGTGGGGATCCGGTGTCGAAATATAAAAAAAGGAGCTGGAATAATGAAAGTTTATCGTAATGTTGAAGTAGAGACCGAAGAAATTCAGGTCGGTGACGTGATCCGTTTTTCATTGAAAAATGGCGAAAATGCGGAAGCTATGGCCGTTGAAAAACAGGCCGATGGTATGGTTTTCTGCTTTGTGGATTGTCTCGAAAAAGAATATCCGATGAATAAAAGAAATACGACCGAGGGCGGATATGAAAAATCATACTTGCGGAAAGTTCTGAACAGCGAAATTCTTGATCTTTTCCCTGATGATCTTCGAGAAAAGATGATCCCGTTTGCGAATGGTGATCTGCTGAAAATCCCATCCGAAAAAGAAATGTTCGGAGAAAATGTCTATTCTGATGATCCTGAAGATTGTGATCAATGGGAACCGATGAAGGATAGACGAAATCGTATTGCGTATCAGGGCAGCAGAACAGGGGTGCTGGAATGGACGTGGCTCCGGGATGTCGTCAACGCGAGCAGCTTTGCCGTTGTCGCCGCCACCGGCTTTTCGTCCTCCAACTTCGCTTCCGGCTCGTCTGGGGTTCGCCCGGCTTTCAAAATCTGAGCGAATGCGAATCTTTGATCCCCGCCCCTTGTGGGCGGGGTATCTGGAAGGATGGAAGAAATGACACCTACGAAAAGCCTGACTGAAGTAACTCAAGCTATTGCGCAAATGGCTTTGAGCGGAACTGCTCCATATGATCCGTTCACCTTGCTTATGGATGCTCACCATTATCTGGTCGAATACTATCTGGAAAATACAGAGAAAAATCCACCGCTGGCATGGTGTGAACTGCAAAAGATGGTTGGCAAACCTGTATGGATCGAGTGCTATCCAGAAGGTCATAAGAGTTCTGCCCGGTGGTATGTGATCCGGGAAATAGGATCGAAAGATCGTGAAAATTTGATGTATTGTCATGGTGCTTTTCATTTTACGAAAGACGCACAAGGGAAAATCTGGAACGCCTATCTGAAGGAGCGCACCAATGCCAATGAAGCGTGAACTATATCCGAAGAATTGGAACGAGATCGCGTATGCGAAAAAAGAATCCGTCGGCTGGAAGTGTGAAGAATGCGGAAAACAGTGTCGGAAACCCGGTGAACCGTTGGAGACTTTTCGAAATGTGTTGACGGTAGCCCATCTGAATCATGAGCCAATGGACTGTCGCCCGGAGAATCTGAAAGCATTATGCGCTCCGTGTCATCTGAGATATGACGCGGAACATCATGCAGAGACCAGGACAAAACAGCCGAGGCTGTTCAAAAAATGTGAGGTGAATAAATGACAATTATGAATCCTGAAGGAACACTCGAGAATAAGCTCGAAAAATTGTTTGTCGCTTATGGCGGTGTTGGTGCAAATACCGAGGATTATCTACGGTTTTTGCTTATGAGAGCAAAGGAAATAGAAGAGCCGGAAGCTCGTCTGGCAAAGTATGAAGAAATCGCAGACCTGTGGTTAAGCGAACCTGAAAAATGGAACTGGAAGGGAGATCTTCTCAACTCCATTATCGAACAGGCGAAGAAGGAAAAACGAGGCTTGCGCTGTGGCGGCGGTTTTGTTCAATACTCTGCTGAAGAGCCAGAGGAAAGAGATCATATTATCGTTGGTGTTGAGCTGTATAACAGCGCTTATGATACGTTCGATGACGATAATAACGAGGGCGAAAATGATCCTGAGTGATAAAACCATCAAAACAATTCTGTGCAATCTGGTTGATCTTGGAAGTTCTGAAAATGTTTCTATTGAAGATCTGCAAAAGCAGATCAATCCGAACAGCATTGATCTGACTATTGGCAGCACGTACAAAAGACCTGTGAAAAGTGCTCAACAGTGGGTATATGGTTTTCGTCACCAGAAGGAAGCGGAAAAGTATGCTGCGGACTGCTGGAAGAAATCCGAAGCAAAAAGCGGTTTTATTCTGCTGGAACCGGGCGCGGTGATCCTTGCTTGCACACGAGAATTTATCTCTATGCCGGAAAATATTTGCGGCCAAATCTATACAAAATCCACACTCGGAAGAATGTTTATTAATCACATGATGGCCGGTGTTGTGGATGCTGGTTTTTCCGGGCGGCTCACATTAGAGCTGAAGAACGAAGGTCCGCATATTGTCAGGATCCCGGTAGGTGCCCGTGTGGTGCAGATGGTTCTGGAAAAGCTCGATAAGGCCGCTGCTGAACCATACGGAAAGAGACCGAGCCGATATGATGAAGCCTTTACTGCAGAATGTGCAAAGATGGAGCAGAAAGCATGAAGAAATTTATGAATTGGATCGCTGATTATGGAGAAAATATTTTTCTTTGTTTCATAGTGATTTTTGTGTTGTTCCTGATTGTTGCCTTTATTATCGGGATTTTAGATTGCCAAAGTCTGCCGGAAGGAACTGTTATTGATAAGAACTATTTCCCAGGAAGCGGGATGCGGTTCAGTGATGGTCAGTATAGTTATAGCCCGGGAAAATGGATAATTAGCGTTGAAAATGATGGAAAAACAGACATGTGGTATGTCAGTGAAAACTTTTATGAATTCCGTGCATATCGGGGATTGGGTGAAAAAATGAGACTGATCCCGACTGAAGATCGTGAGCAGATGACCGTAATTCAGTGGCGGGATCTTATGGTCGGGCGGTGTCCCTGTCTGCGATTGCTTATTCATATTCCGAATGGCGGCTTGAGATCGAAGTCCGAAGCTGTCCGCTTCAAACGTCTGGGAGTACATCCCGGAGTTAGTGATCTGTTTTTGCCGGTTGCCTGTAAAGGGTATCACGGTATCTGGATCGAGATGAAAAGACAGAAGGGCGGGAAGCTGAGCAAACCACAAAAAGAATGGTTGGAAGATATGCGGGCGCAGGGATATAAGGCCGTTCGGGCAGATGGAGCCGAGGAAGCAATCGAAATACTTGAAAATTACCTAAGTTTATAACTGCGGTCTCATAGACAGGGGGTTACGAGATAAGACCGAAGGGCTCAAAGTGGATAGTTCTCCGTCCCGCCGCAGTTTTTTTGTGAGGTGAAAATGATCGAATTTATAGAATACTGTCGTAATTTTGCCGGAGTGCTGTTCTGGCTGTTGGCTGATCTGTTTCTCTTAATGATCTGGGCAGCGGTACTTGTGGCAGTCCTTGTGTTTGTCTTGAAATGGTTAGGGGAGTGACGATGAACAAAGCGGAATTATTGGAGCATATCCGAAAAGCATGGAAAATCATTCTTTTATCCTGCTCGAAGTATGGAAAAATAACGATCGATTTTGTGGATGGTGATCCGAAGCATGTCGCCGTGCAGTATAACGTTTTACCGGATAAATATCGGTTGAAGGAAGATGTAAAAAAATTCTGAATCATGATAAAATTATATTGACGAAGGACTCTGAAAGAATAGCGCGTCGGATTTGATCCGGTGCGCTATTTTTATTCCAAATAAGCGAGGTGCATTATGTCTGAATCTGATAAAACCGAGTTGATCAATGGTATCGAATCCGGAGAGCTGAAAGTGCAGGCTGTTCAGCCGAGATGGAAGTCGTGGGCGGTGTGGCTGTCTGTTCTGGGTGCTGTGTGGGTGATCCTGTCTGCGTTTGGACTGCCGGAGCAGTGGGGAATTTCCGAAACTGTGTTCAAACGAGTTGTAGACGCGATCGGTGTGATCCTGACGGCCTTCGGGATCCTGAACAATCCCACTGACCCGGACAATTTCTAATGTCTACGATATGGCCGATCCTCTGGGATATCGTGAAGGTCGCAATCATTCCGTTTTGTCTTTGGTACTTCCAAAAGAAAATGGATGAACGGGATCGGGATCTGGTTCGCAGAGATGATCGAAGAGAGCGGGAATATGATGAGAGAAAAAAGCAGCAGGATCTGAAAGACAAAATGATTATGCGCGGTCTGAAAACCATATCGGACTGCCAGTATGAAGTTGTCTATCAAATGCAGACCGGGAAGCATAACGGCGGTCTGGAACAATGTCTCGAGGATATCACGAACTACAGGACCGATGTGAATGAGTGGATCGTTGATCGAGCCTCGAAAAATAACTGACTGCTTTTTTATTGGGATGTGGTTCAATGGCAGAATGCCGGTCTCCAACACCGGAGATGATGGTCCGACTCCATCCGTCCCAGTTTTCATAGGAGCTGAAGAGATGAATTTTAGACAGCCTTTTCTTGGAGATTATAAGATAACTCAAAAATACGGTGAAATTATTCCAGGTGTGACAAAAAACGCTAAGCCACATACCGGGATTGATTATGCGTGTCCTGTAGGTACGAAAATTCTGGCCAGTGCTGACGGTACGGTTATGTTTGCTGGTTGGGAGCCGACCGGATATGGGTATTGTGTGATCTTGCAGCATACTGCTGATATTTCTACGTTGTATGCTCATTTACAGGGGCCGTGTGTGAGAGTTTCACAGCGAGTGAAACAAGGCGATGTGATTGGAGTTTCCGGCAGTACAGGTTATGCGACTGGGCCACATCTTCATTTTGAAGCCCGGAGAATCTGGAATAATTATCAGTCATACTTTGATCCTATGTCGTTGATGATGATGAGCGTTGATGATACCGTGGGAACTTCGCAAAACTTCGCAAGAACTTCGCAAGAACTTCGCAAATTAAAAGAGCCTGCCGATCTGGGTGATCTGGTCGAAGTAGTCTGTCCAGATGGCGCGAGGGTTTTCAATTCTAATTGGGCAATGAGGTATTACGGTTTTCAGAAGGGAACGAAGCTCCATTTTACCGGAAAAACTGAAAAGCGCCCCGGTTTTCCTGATCTTACGTATTGCGAGGTCTATGAAGAGCCGAGAAAATACTTTGTGGCTGTTCACGATGGACGGACGCAGATACTGGATAATGCGGAGGAATGATGAACGTTATTGATCTGCCGATCAAAGCGATAAAACCATATAAGCACAATCCTCGGAAAAATGATAAGGCCGTTGAATATGTAGCGAACAGTTTACGTACATTTGGATGGAAACAGCCGATTGTTATTGACGAGAATTATGAGATTGTTGCCGGACATACCAGATGGAAGGAAGCAAAAACTTTAGGCATGGAGACTGTTCCATGTGTTCTGGCCGATGATCTGACACCGGAGCAAGTTCAGGCTTACAGGCTGGCCGATAATAAGTTGGCTGAAATGTCCGATTGGGATTTTGATCTGCTCGAAATGGAAATGAACGACATTGATCCGAATCTGTTTGATATGGCAGATTTTGGTTTTTTCAATGAGGATATCGAAGAAGGTCCAGACAAGACCTATACTGCAAAAGTCGATATTCCGCAGTATGAACCAAAGGGAGAAAAACCCGATTATTCTGAGCTATGCGATCACGAAAAATATAATGAGCTGATTCAAGAAATCAATGCTGCGGATATTTCTGATCGAGATAAAGAATTTCTGAAAGAAGCGGCAACCAGGCACCTTGCTTTCAACTATTCCAAAATCGCTAATTTCTACGCACATAGCGACGCGAAAGTTCAGCGTCTAATGGAAAATAGTGCGCTCGTAATTATTGACTTTGACGACGCGATACGAGATGGTTACGTAAATCTTACGAAGAGAATAAAAGAGATCGTCGGGGTGGAAGATGATGCGTGACAATTTTGCTGTTTTCATCCTGAGCCATGGCAGGGCGGATAATGTTATCACGAAGAAAACTCTTGATATGTTGGGTTATTCTGGAAAATGGTTCATCGTTATTGATAACGAAGACAAACAGGCTGATCTGTATTATCGGAATTTCGGGGAGGATCATGTCATTTTGTTTGATAAGCTGGCCGCTGTAGAATACTGCGATACTGCTGATCTGATCGAGAAAAGAAATATCGTCCTTTTTGCCAGAAATACCTGCCATAAGATCGCTGCTGATCTTGGTCTTTTGTATTTTCTGGAGTTGGACGACGATTATAATGACTTCCAATATCGTTTTCCCGGTGGAAAGAAATTATTACATAAGCAGTTTCAGGATCTGGATGCATTGTTCGAAGCCATGTTGGATTTTCTGGACATTTCCGGTGCAAAAACTGTTACGCTTGCGCAAGGTGGGGATTTTATCGGCGGTGTTGGTAATTCTCGCTTTCATGCTGGTCTTGTCCGTAAAGCTATGAACACGTTTTTTTGCAGAACTGACCGCCCGTTTAAGTTCTATGGTCGAATCAACGAAGATACCACTTCCTACGTTGTGAATGGCAATCGAGGTGATCTGTTTTTTACGTTCACGAAAGCTATGATTAATCAGGCTCAAACACAGAAACAGGCCGGTGGTTTGACCGAAAGTTATTTAGAGGTCGGAACATATGTGAAATCTTTTTATTCGGTAATGTTTGCGCCTCAGGCTGTAAAAATTTCTGCTATGGGTTCTAATCATTATCGAATCCATCACCTGATCGATTATAACCATTACTGTCCGAAAATCCTGAGTGAAAAATATCGGAAGGTGGAATGATGGCTCATCCCGGCGGACGTCCTCGAATTAATCTGGACAGAACGCAGTTTGAAAACCTGTGCTTCATGCAGTGTACGCTTGAAGATATCGCGGGCTTTTTTCGGGTTAACGAAAAGACCGTCATGCGATGGTGCAAACGGGAATATAACGACAGTTTTGGGAACGTCTATAAAAAAGCTTCCGCGGGTGGAAAAACGAGTTTACGCCGTGAACAGTGGAAAGCAGCAAAGAAGGGAAACGTTACCATGTTAATCTGGCTGGGGAAACAGTGGCTTGGTCAATCTGATAAAATCGAGCAGAAAACTGAAACGACCGTAACCGAAGGCAATCAGGTGATTGCTTACGTTCCTGATGATGGGCGGGAAAATGGCAACGATTGAAATTCGTCCACAACCGAAGCAAGAGGCGTTTCTTTCGTCCCCTGCTGATGTTTGTATATATGGCGGTTCTGCGGGCGGTGGCAAGACGTGGGCGCTGATATACGACTTCCTCAAGCACTATCGTAATTCCGGTTTTGGTTCTGTACTCTTTCGCCGAACCTTGCCGGAACATAAGCGGCAGGGTGGACCGTGGGACGAATCCATGAAATTATATCCGCTCTTTGGTGCTGTGCCGAATACTTCCAGCTTGCAGTGGAAATTTCCTTCAGGATCGAAAATAACTTTTGCTGGGCTTCAGTATGAAATGGACGTGATGAGCTGGAAATCTGCTCAGATCCCGGCAATTCTCTTTGACCAGTTGGAGATGTTCACACAATATCAGTTCCTGTATATGGCAAGCCGAAACAGATCTGTTTGCGGAGTAAAGCCTTATATCCGGGCAACCTGCAATCCGGAGCCGGGATGGTTGGCCGATTTTCTTTCATGGTGGATCGCCGATGACGGATATGCTGATTTGGATAGAGCGGGAAAGATTCGTTATTTCGTTGTCGTGAATGATTCCTATGTATGGGCAGATACAGCCGATGAACTTCAGGCACAGTTCCCGAAACTGATCCCGCGATCCTGCACATTTATTCCTGCTACGATTTACGATAACAAGATCTTGCTCGAAGCTGATCCCGGTTATCTGGCAAACCTTATGGGACAGTCTCTTGTGGAGCGGGAAAGACTTCTCGGAGATGCTGAACGGGGCGGTAACTGGAAGATCAAGCCGGAAGCTGGAAACGTGTTTAATCGTAAATGGTTCGGTGTCTTGCCTACATGGGACAAAAATAAAAGCTGGAGTTTTGTTATTCGCTGGGATTTTGCCGCGACTGAAAAGAGCGTTACGAATGAGGATCCGGATTTTACGGCATGGTGCGTGATGGGCAGAGATGCTAAAACAGGCGAGGTCATTATTCTGGAAGGCGGGCAGAAGCGTGTCGCTCCGGCAGCCGTTTATGATCTGTTCCAATCCCGTTGTGAATACTGGCGGGATTATTTGGCTCAGTTTGGATTTCGACTTAAGGTCCGCTGGGAGATCGAACCGGGGTCAGCTTCAACAAGGGAAGCGCGATTATTTGCGTCTCTTGTTCCGTGGGCTGATGCCCGAGGTATAAGGTCAACTGGCAGTAAGCTGGAAAGAGCGCGTCCATTGGCGGCACAGGCTGAACATGGATTCGTGTCTGTTGTGCGTGGCGAATGGGTGGAGATGTGGCTTAATCACATGCACTCACAGCCCGCTGATCATGACGATATGATGGATGCCGCAACAGGCGGTTATTCTGATCTTGTCACGGAAGTTACAAAAAAGGCGAGAAGTTACGGAGGATAGATGAACGATATTCAGAAAGCATTTGAGCGGTTTAAGGCTGTCTCTGATAAATATACTATGTACTTCAATTATTACGATGGAGACCAGCCGCTGCGCTACTCCACAAAGCGTCTGGAAGATGTATTCGAGCAGAAGTTAGTGAAGTTTCGGCAGAATTGGTGCGCGGTGGTGATCAATGCCGTAATGGATCGCATGGAGCTGTACGGATGGACCGCAGCCAACGAAGGCGTAAATAATCTGCTGTCTGATCTTTGGGCGTCCTCTGGGCTGGCGTTGGAAGCAACCGAGGTGCACGAATCCGCGCTGATCTGTGGCGAATCTTTTCTGATTGGCTGGCAGGATGATGGGCAGCCATTGGAGTTCTATTACAATGATCCTCGACGATGTGCTGTCTTTTATGATGATGACCATCCGAGACAAAAGACCTTTGCCGCCAAATGGTGGGACGCTGACGACGGGTGTCACATGGTTTTATATTATCCTGATCGTCTGGAAAAATACTTCGCACGTGGGCGGAAGATGATCGAGATTGATGATCGAACAGGTGGCTTTCGTGCCTTTCAACTGGATGTGACCGAGACAAATCCGTATGGAGTGATCCCTGTTTTTCATTTCCGCAATGCTTTGAGGACGATAAAAAGTGATCTGAAGAGCGTAACCGAATTGCAGGACGCAGTTAATAAACTGCTGTGCGATATGTTGGTTACTGCTGAATTTGCTGCGTTTCCTGCTCGATTTGTTATTTCCAATGCCGATATTCAGCAGCTGAAAAACGCACCGAATCAGATCTGGGACTTGCCGGGAAGTGTGGAAGGGCAGCAGGATACGCAAGTCGGATCCTTGGCAGCTGCGAATCTGGAAAACTATTCGAATCAGATCAATGAGATTGCCGCCTCTATAGCGATTATCACGAACACACCGAAGTATTACTTTGAGAGCAGCCGTGCAGCTATCTCCGGGGAAGCTCTTATAACGATGGAAAGTCCGCTCGTAAAAAAGGTGGAGCAGAAGCGGGAATTATTCGGGAATACATGGCAGGAAGTTGCCGTATTTGCTTTGATGGTGTCCGGTCAGACTGTCGCGAAAGCTGACGTACAGCCGCAGTGGGGGGAAGCTGAATCGAATCTACCGCTCACCGAAACTGAGGTGATCAAGAACTATGTTGACGCCGGTTTACCGTTGAAATCTGCTTTGCGTCTGGCTGGCTATACTGCTGCGGAGATCGAGACCATTGAGCAGGAAATCGAAGAATCTGAGCAGAGACATAAAGACCTTGCGGAGCTGTATATTCAGGCAGCCCGTGACAAATCCGCGTCTGAGGATCGTATATAATGGCTGAATCTGCTGTCGTAAAAGTCGCCAGAGAATTTCGCGAACAGCTTGCCCGAAATGAGGACGAAGCGTTAAAGCGCATGGCCGCGATCTGGGTACAGATCGAAAATGAAGTTTCTGTTAACTTTTCTGCTTTGGCTTATGAAGTGCGGGAAATGGTGGCTGCAGGGCAGCCGATTCCTTTGCAGTATATCTATACGCTGAAGCGGCACAGGTCTATGATGGAACAGATAATGCGGGAGTTACCGTATTATCAACTGACCGTTGAAGACCTGATAAAAGATTATCAGGAGCGAAATTATAATCTGGGGCTGGATGCTGCGAATGCGATTATCCAGGCGTCGAAACCTTCGTCCTCTGTATGGACGAGGGTATATAAGGACGCTGCCGAAGTTATGGCCGGGTTTGCTGGAAATGGTGCGCCCCTGCGTACTCTTTTGGAGACTGATTACGGACAACTTGCAGCTGATATTACAAATGCCCTTGTTTCCGGTGTGGCTTTGGGCAAAGGTGTAAACGGTGTCGTTTCTGATATGCTGGACGCGATGGGCGGCGATTATGACCGGGCTATGAGGATAGCAAGGACTGAAATCAATCGAGCTTACAGACTGGCCAATGCGGAGCAATACGCGCGTTCTGGAGTAGTGGAAAAGGTTATTCGTTTGTGTTATCCACCGACAGCCTGTTTCGCCTGCCTGATGATGGACGGGGAAGAGTGCCCAAACGGGATCTGTGATGATCACCCAAACGGGAAATGTACAACGATTGTCCAGACCGTGGGCGGGGTGGTTCCTACTTGGGAGACTGGCCGACAATGGTTTGAAAAGCAAACACCTGAAAAGCAGATCTCGATTATGGGATCCGGGCGATATAACCTTTGGAAAAAGTTCAACGTTCCTCTGTCTGCAATGGTGCACATGAAAGAAAATCCGATCTGGGGTGGCAGTCCTGCTATGGTTACTGTTGCTGATCTGGCTGCGCAGTTTGGGATTGATCCTATAAGCATTTATGTGCCTACAAATAACCCTGTTCCTGTTCCAACTGTTCCCGGTCAGGTTGCAACCGGTGCGCCTACGACGCGTGAGGCGGCAATACAGGCGATAAAAAATGCTGATTGGTATAAAAATGCAGTCGGTATATCAAAAGCTCCTGACGAGCTTACACGTACCGTAGACGGTTTGACTGAGGTACAAGCAAAGGTCTTTGCAAATGGGCTGACAACTATCAAAAAAACAGATTTTGATTATCACGGTACTGCTCATGTGTCACCTTGGGAAAAAGGTGTTTACGTTGGCTTAAATCGTCCTGCTGGTAAAGATAGAAAAGCCGGGTTCACAACTGCAATTCGTACAACATTTCATGAGCTTTCACATGCGATTGATCTTTTCAATGCTGACACGGTGCACACTATTCCGGGTCTTCGTGATAAAATCGAAGAAAATGCTTTGACCTGGGCAAATGGCATTTTGAAAAATGCCGGAATTTCTGCTCTGAAAAACTTCAGTCGAATTTCTCCTGATCAAAAAAAGGCTATTACAAATGAACTTTTGAGAGATTATGACGAATATCATAGTGTGTCTGATATGTTTGAAGCGATAACCAACGGTAGAATTACAGGTGGTTACGGCCATGGCAAAAGCTATTGGAAAATTGATTCAAATCGTGTGCTGAAGGAATTTACTGCTCACTCCGGTCAAGCATGGATAACAGGATCCAGATTTACTGAGGTCTTTGGAGATGCAATAAAAATGGTAACCGATGAAATGACGAGGTTATATGGACAGTGATCTAATTACAAAATATGTTGAGATATTTAGCGAAACTGTAGAAAAGGCGTTTAGAAATGAGCGCCCACCGAAAAATCGTGTGCTGATCCTTCAGGTAGAAGGATATCCGGGACCCGGGCCGTATACTGAGGAACAGGCAGAAGAACTATATCGGCAGTGCATTAATGAAGGGCACCCGTGGCAGGATTATCCAACAATAGTTCACGATGTGAATAAGTGGTATCGAGGTTATATGAAAGCTGTAAAGCGCGGCGAGGTGTTTTGATGGCTGAAGAAAAGACTTATTACAAACGGGAAATTATGGATATGGCGCAGAAAAGAGGATTTACGCAGCACCAAATTTCCTGTTTTCTGAACTTTTATAACAATATGCCAAAAGGATATACTGTCGATATGCTGGATAGATTCGAGTATTCCGTAAATGGTCCGGTAATCGGTAGAAATCACCCGTCAACTTACCGCGAATTATGATATAATGGTCTCAGTGGAGCAAAACAGCTTCACTCGACAAGGAGCGTGAAAGATAGCCGGTCGGAGAATGATTCTCTGATCGGCTTTTTTTATTAACTGTTTGTGAGGTAGAAAATGGCAGACGAAAATACTGAAGGCGCGAAGCCTGAAGCCGACAACGTGACGTTCGAGGCGTGGTTGGAAGGTCAGTCCGATGAAGTCAAAAACCGATTCAAGGAAGGTACGCAGGGATTGCAGAACGCCCTGAATTCGGAACGGAATAATACCAAAGGGCTTTCGAAGCAGCTGAAAGACTTGCAGGCAAAGGCTGACAAAGACAGTGATCTGGCGAAGCAGCTGACTGAAATGCAGGAAAAGCTGACCGAAAGCGAACGACATAGTGCCTTTGTAGACGGTGCGTCTGCTGCGGGATGTAACAACGTGAAGGCCGCCTACAAGTTGGCAAAGGGTGATCCTGATCTGTGGAAACGTGACGGTTCTCCTGATTTTGAAGCGATTAAGGCCGAGGCTCCGGAACTGTTCGGAAAGAAAAATCCGAATGGAAATGCGGGAAACGGCACAAACGATGAAGGTGGCGCAGGGTCCAAAAACTATATGGACAACCTGATTAGAAAGCAGCTTCATCGAAATTGATGAGGTGAAATCATGACTTACGATGATATGATCGATCGTGGCGATACCGGGAATATGATCCCGCCTGAATATGTCGCTGAAATTATCAAGAGTGCGAAGGAACAATCCGTCGTGCTCCAGAATGCCCGCCGCCTGCGGGATATGGATCGCAAAGAAATGAAGATGACCGTCGAGGACGCACTCCCGATGGCGTACTTCGTAAACGGCGATAATGGTATGAAGGGTGTGACCAAAGCCGAATGGGCAGGCGTCACACTGACTGCTGAAGAAATTGCGGCTATCGTTCCGATTCCTGAAAATGTGATCGATGATTCCGGTACGCCGATCTGGGAAGAAGTCAAACCGATGCTTGCAGAAGCTGTTGGCGCCCTGATCGATGAAACTGTTCTCGTGGCTCCGACCACTCCGGCTACTTGGCCGAATTCCATTGTGAAGGAAGCTATTAGTCGGAACCATGTCGTGAATGTCCCGGGAACCAGCCCGGATTATTACGATTTGATCATGGGGGAAAGTGGTCTGATCGCGATGGTCGAGGAAGATGGTTATTTCGTAAATGGCCATGTTGCCGCGATCAATCTGCGTGGAAAGCTCCGCGGGCTTCGGGATGAGGTCGGGCAGCCGATCTTTACTCCGATGATGCAGACCGCCAACAGCTATATGCTGGATGGTGTCCCGATGACCTTTTCCCGCAATGGTGCTCTGAATGGCTCCGGTGTTCTGGATATCGCCGGGGATTGGGACAAGCTCGTCTACTCTATCCGCAAGGATATGACCTTCAAGGTCTTTGATACCGGCGTTGTTACTGATCCGACCCAGAACAACAAGATCATCTATAACCTGATGCAGCAGGATATGGTTGCGATGCGTCTGGTTCTGCGGGCTGGCTTCGCTATGCCGAACCCGGTCAATCGCATCCAGCCGGATAAGACTGTCCGCTATCCTTTCGCTGTTCTGAAGGGATCCGGAGACATCAGTTACTAAGGGCCGAAGCAATGAAAAGCCTGAAGACGTTTCGTTTACACCACCATCAGAATAAGGAAAAGGCATTCTATAATGCGTTGCGTTCTCGTGGCTGGTATGAGAGCCGATATATAAACTCTCAGAATGTACGCTTCGGGCTTTTTGATGCTGACTGGCGGGCGGCTGATATTGATGATCTGAAGGGAAAACCTTATTTTCTTTATCCCCATGCCGCCCGTCCTATGGTCCAGTACGATGGTTCTGTGACGCCCCGGAAAGACTGCCGAACGATGTTCGTTTCCGCGCCTGCCGGGGTGTATCTTATGGATAAAATCGGCTATCCCTGTGAAGTGGTCGAAATTGGTTGGAGTTTGACGCCTGTCAAAATGTTCTGGCCGAGAGCGACCGTAGAAAAAATAACCTTCGCGCCGATCCATCCCAATGCCAATGGTTATCTGAATGAGATCGATAAAGACCTGAATCGAAAAGCCTACAGGCGGATTGTGGATTATGCGGAGAAAAACGAGGCAACCGTGACTGTCCGCTATTGCCGGAATATTGTCGATAACGGGCTGGGTGAAGAGATAGCGGAAGCGAATCCGTGTGTGATCTGGAAGCCTGCCGAGACTGATAGCAGCACCGATGATATTACAAAGGCTGATCTTGTCGTAAGTCATCAAACCTTTGCATATATGTCTGTTGCGTTAGGGGTGCCAACCGTAATGATGGGTGAGGACATCCCGCCCAGGAGCGGAAACCGTGACGAAGGCTTTACCTTTTCCGCGCATTTTGATGATTATCGGGATTATCTGGCGTTTCCGTTGGATATTCTGCAAGGTGATCCCGCAGAGGTGATCCAAACTGCGATTACCGGAAGCGAAGCTGTTGAGGATTGGAAAGCTCGATTTATTGGCGAACCGTTCCGTCCTGATTATTTTGTAGATTGTATCGAAGCGAGGCTGTAAATGTCTGAAGTTACTGAGACCGAAATACGAAGGCTCCGTCGTCTGGTTTGCGAGACTTCCGAGAATAGTCCGTACACCGACGAAATGCTGACCGAGTACATCGAACAGGCTGAAGGGGTGATCTATTGGGCAGCCGCTGAAATCTGTCAGGAAAAGGCAGCCGCGGCGAATGCTCTATATGATTTTTCTGCTGATGGTGGAACGTATCATCGTGGGCAACTTGCCGCAAAATGGCTGAAAATGGCAGATCGATACAGTGCTCTTGGTGGAAAGAGATCAGGCGGAACAATTGAGCTGCGAAAATGGCCGCCGGAACCGAAGGTGCGAAATGTTCTCGCCGAATGAACTGGAAGCGATGAGGCAAACGCAGGATGATCATATGATGGACACCTGTGTAATTTATCGCGTAAAGGAAAAAGTCAAGGACAAGCGCGGGACGTATTCCTTTATCTTCGAGGAAGGGCAGGAAAGCATTTGCGGGCTGAAAATGTCTCCGGTGTCTCTGAGTATTGGCGAAAATATGCAGACTGCTGATATTGACGCGGTTCTGCGTTTGCCCTTGGGAACGGTGGTCAATCCTGATGATGAAATCGTGATTACGAAACGATTTGGCGAAGAAGTCCCGCCCCGTCGATATAGGGTGGAAAGATGTCCGAATGATGGTCCGTCAGGATCCCGTGCATATCTGAAAGTGCGGACAGTGCTATGAGTGATACCAAAATCGAACTGATAGGGGCTGACAAACTTACGGCGAAGCTATCCCGTATTTCTGTTTTTCTGCGTGGACAAGTAGCGAAGGAAGCCGTTCATGCAGGTGGATTGCAAGTTCAAAATCATGCCCGTATAAACATAACAAGATCTGGAAAGTTCAGTCGTCATCAGACCGGTGGTCTTGCTAACTCTATAAAAACGACTTCCAGAACCGTCCAAAACGGTGGTGAGGCTGAAGTAGTAGTGCATAAGGTGTATGCGCGAATACAGGAATTTGGTGGCACCATACGACCGTTACCGTCTAATACGCGAGGTTTGCTGATCTGGCGCGATCCTGATACGGGAAAAGTCCACGCAGCGAAAAAGGTTACACTACCCGCCCGCCCATATTTGCGTCCTGCTATGACTGAGAATCAGAGCGATATTCTGGGTGCGATGGAAAAAGTGATCGATAGCTATCTGCAAAGTGAGGCGGAATAATGGATATTTACGAAGCCACACAAGCGTTACTGAGTGAAGCAGTTCAGGATGCAAATGTTACTTATTATCTGCTGACTTATGACGAGCAGAAGGATCAGTTCGATCTTCCCGATTTTCCTGCTGTCACGTATCTTTTCAGCAATTTAGCGCCCGTTATTGACCACGATGGAACGACGGGACTTTTCCGCGTAATGATCGATGTCGAGGTCTGGGGCACGCTGGAAGATGTTTCGAGGCTGGGCGGTTCCCTGCTGGATGCAGTGGACGCGCAGAGGATAAACGTGCAGAATGTCTGCTTTACTGTAGTCGCGCAGGAAGTCCGGGACATATACGATATGGGCATTGACTTTCATCATAAGCTGATTCGTTTCGGTGGATTGGTAGAAGTGGACGATGAACAGCCAGATCCTGATTATCCTGATTATCCCGATGATCCAGTGGAAGATGTTTTCGTTGGTGTTGCAGCCGATGGAGACACTTATAAATTGCTATGGTCTGGACCGTTGGCGATTGAAAAAGACAATGATCTTTATTATTTGAATTATGTCGGAGTGGCGCGAAAGTGCCCGTTTAGTATAGAAATTATCGGGACTGATTACGTTTTGATAAGAGAGGATAAATGACGGAAAAAGTGATCTACAAGTGTCCGTGCTGTGATTACTGCACGCACTTTCCGAAAGCTCTGGAAGCGCATCAGCGTTTCCGAAAGCATTTTGTTATTGTGGAAGCTGAAGAGCAGCCGAAAGCAGAAGTAACGGAAAATGTACAAAAATCCGTGAAAAATGTGCAAAAAGAAGAGAAAACCGTCAAAAAAGGCGGCAAAGAGGTGAAAAAATGAACAAGTTTATTAGTAATTTCGGAACCACGCTGAAGATTAAGGTCGGCAGTGCTTATACCAAAATCAAGGGCGTTTATATCGTTCCCGCGATTGAAAAGTCGCAGGAAAAACTGGAAGTTACGCACCACGACCAGGAAGGAAATCAGCGTCAGTTCATTCCTTCCGGGCTGGAAGATCCGGGCGATTATGGTTTTGATATGCGCTCCATGCGGTCTGATCCCACGCAGCAGGCTCTTTATGCTTTGTATAAGAGTGGTGAAGCAGGCGATTTTCAGATCTGCCACCCGGACGGTTTGACGGAATCTTTTCCGGCTTATGTTGTCGGTATGACTTACAACGAAGCTGATGCGGAAAGTCCGGAACCTGTACAGCTTCATGTTGATCTGGCTTTCGCCGGTGAAATCACCGAAGAAATCGAAAGTCTGTGAGGTGATTCATGGCGCTTTTGGGAAAACAGTCTGTTTTGTCTGCTGAAGATTTTCAGTACGCCATTGTGCCGTGTCCTGAATGGGGCGGGGATGTACGTGTCCGTGGTCTGACAGCTGCGGAACAAAGTTTTGCGGCCAAGAGGTATAACGATGGGAAGTCTGAAGACTTCGACGTGATCCTCTGTATTATGGCATGTGTTGATGAAAATGGTGAACCGATCTTCGACAGTGGAGATAAAGAACAGCTGCGTAAAAAGTCTTTTACGGTGCTGGATCGCATTGCAAAAAAGATCATTGAACTTACCGGAGATAACAGCGGGGATGGGATAGAAGCCGCTCGAAAAAACTGATCTCAAACCGGAGGCGCAGATTCGCCCTCCGGTTAGCTCTTGAATTAGGTTATGCGAATGTCGATGCAATGCTGAGAGAAATCACAGCACAGCAGTTCACAGAATGGATCGCGTATTATCAGCTCGAACCTTTTGGAACACTTGCGATCGATGAAGAGTGGGCTCACTGGAAATCGCTTTATGTAAATTCCAGGCTAAAAAAAGGAAAACCTGCGATAAAGACAAAAAAATTCCTGCTGTTTGGTGAAAAGGAAAAGGACGCATCGGAATTATTCGAACTTAACGAATTTGAGGATTTATAGCAATGGCAACGAATGTAGATATCGCGACTTTAACTGCAAAACTGGCATTGGATGCTAAAAATTTCAATGCAGGTATTGATACCGCTACGCAAAAATTGGGAGCTGTTACAAAAGACAATGCGTGGTCTAAGCTGGGAGAATCCCTTAATTCCGTGGCGAAGGTTGCGACTGTAACTGGCGGTGCCATTGTCGGTATGGCTGGTATAACCGTAAAAGCAGCAACCGATTTTGAATCTGCTTTTACTGGAGTAAAAAAGACCATCAACTTTGAAGGGACGCAAGCCGAAGCCGATGCGTTCTTTGAAAATATTCGTAATAATATCCTTGAATTATCTACAAAGCTGCCTGTTACTGCTGAAGAGATTGCAGGAGTATATGAAGCAGCCGGGCAGCTTGGGATCCAGAACGAGAATCTTGACATATTTGCAGAATCTATGCTTGGAATTGGCTCAGCTACAAATATCGCATCACAAGAAGCAGCTGTCGCGTTTGCTCAGTTTGCCAATGTCACTGGAATGGCTCAAACTGAATTTCCAAATCTGTCGTCTGCTCTTGTTGAACTGGGCAATAACACTGCAACTGATGAACGTTCTATTATGAATATGGCCACAGAATTAGCCAATCTTGCTAAGCAATGTGGATGGAGCGAAGGAACGATTCTTGGCGTTTCTGCCGCTCTGTCTTCTGTTGGACTTGATGCAGCAGCGTCTGGATCGTCTATGCAGCGTATAACGATGGATATAACAGCCGCTGTTGCAACAATGTCTAATACGTCAACCGAACAAGTAAAAATGTTCACTGAATCTTTCAGTTTGTCTGGAAAGGCTCTTGATGAATATGCAAAAAAGTTTGGCTATACTACTAAAGATTTCAAAGCAGCTCGTGATGATTATGTTAAAGGTATTACGAAGCTCAATACGTACGCTGAACTATCCGGCATGTCCGCTGAACAGTTCGCGCTGGTTTGGAAAAATAATTCATATGAAGCATTTAATAGCATTCTATATGGTCTTAAGCAACTGGAACCAGAAAAACAGCTTGATGTACTAAAGCGGCTTGAAATCCAAAATACACGAGATATTGATTTGTTGCAGCGTCTTGCTGGGGCAGCTGATCTTGTTCAAGATTCTGTAGTTATGGCAAATAAAGCATGGGAAAAAAATGAAGCTCTTACGAATGAAGTAGAAAAGCGAAATGCCGATGTCGCGTCACAGTTGCAGATGCTGAAAAATGATCTGTCCGCACTTGCTATCGAAGCCGGGACAGCTCTGCTTCCTATTGTCCGGGAATTGCTGGAACAGGCAAAACCGCTGATCGAGAAAGCGACTGAATGGATCAAAAATAATCCTGAAGCAGTTGTACAGCTCACGAAAACCGGTGCCGCTCTGTTGGCTATTGGTACGGCTGTTTCCGGTGTTATAAATGTCGTTACTGCTATCGGGAGTTTTATTACGACGGTAAAGACTTTAGGCGGAGCGATCAGTATTTTGACCGGTGGCGGAGCCGCTGCCGGTGCCGCTGCTGGCGGTGGTGGTCTGCTTGCTGGGCTGGGTGCTGGGATCGCGGCCATAGGTCCGGTTGTTCTTGGTATTGGTGCCATTGTTGGTGGCTTTGCGCTGGCTTGGAAAAATGACTGGCTCGGCTGTAAAACGCATATGTCTGAAGCAGTCGAAACGGATGGTTGACCGGTGCAAAAAATGATGTTGTGAACTTTTTTACCGGGATCTGGAACCATATAACAAACTGGTTTTCCCAGACTGGAAACAATATCACAAACTGGTTTACAACGAGAGCAAATGAAATACGGAACTTCACATCGAATACTCTGAATACCGTATTGCAGTGGTTTTCTAATCTCGGCAATAATATTGTCAACTGGTTTTCCGGAAAGCTGAATGATGTGCGTAATTTCTTTACGAATATTATAAATAATGTCTCTACGTCTACATCGAATATTCTGAACACGGTTACGAATTGGTTTTCTAACCTTGGAAATAATATTGTTAATTGGTTCAACCAAAAAATGAATGATGTTAGAAATTTCTTTTCTAATGTTGTCAATAATGTCTCATCGTCAATTTCCAATATCTGGAATAACGTAACGAATGGTCTGAATAATATCGGGAATAATGTCACGAACTGGCTGAATAATACCAGAAATAATGTCTCGAATTGGTTTTCCAATCTTTGGAATACGATATCAAACTGGTTCAATAATACCGCAAATAATGTTCGGAATTATGTTTCCAATATCTGGAATAACGCATATAACAGTATCACAAATGCAGTTAGCGATGCTTGGAATAGCGTAAGAAATTTCGCCTCGAATGCTTGGAATGGTCTTACAGGACGTGCTTCAGGTGGTCCGGTATTCGGCAATACTCCGTATCTGGTTGGTGAAGCTGGGCCGGAGCTGTTCGTTCCGAACTCCAGCGGGTATATTATTGACGCCGAAGAAACGATGGAGCTGTTCAGGGGTGGCAGCAGGGATGATGGAATCACGATCGTGATCGAAGGCGATGTCTATGATGATGAGTATTCCATGCGTCGGAAACTCCGAAGCGCTATTCTGGATGTGATCGAAACGGAGCTTGCTTATGGATAACGGCAATGATCTCGTTTATTTTGTGAATAGTCAGGGGGCGAAGGTAGTTCTTTCGTCTCCTGCCAATCGTAATTATTGGGAACTGCGGGGACGTACCGGCTTTACTGCTCCTGAAGTTGATCTATTTTACGAAAAGTTCGCTTCCGGGAAAACAAAATATTTTGGAAAGAGCTACAAGCCGCGCAATCCACAAATGAAAATGGTTTGCGTTGGGCGAAATTCTGCTGAGCGAGACAAACTTTTTTTTGATATGCTCGATACATTATTGGATGGAGACAGTCAGGAAGAAGGAAAGCTATATATCAAACGGTATGACGGTGTAATGGTTTACTTGAACTGCGTTTATTCTGGCGGGATGAACATTACGGAGCAGTATAAAAAACTGCATATGTTCACGTTGGAATTTTTTGCGGCTGATCCTCTGTATTATGCCGTTGCTGATCCTACTAAAACGTATTTGGGGGTATAGATGAGCTTCGGTGAATATACGATTGAAATTATAGATTGTTACGGGAATGCAAGGAAGACGATAAGCGATTATCAGAGCCTGCATATTATCGATGTTGCTAATGGTATCGGAAGCTGGAAGATCCAAAACACGGAAAAAACGAAAAGTCCTTTTCATCCAGGCGACAGCATAAAAGTATATCGAAATGGTATTTATATTTATGGCGGGATGTTCCTGAATTATGAAGAGGAATATTTAACAAAATATCGGACTTGGGTGTGGACCGCTACCGGTGCGAACTTCCTGAAAATTCTCGAATGGAAAGTAGTGCAACCTGAATGCGATTCGCAGAGACGATTTATAAATCGAGAATTTACGATGACAAGTCAAAATGTGCCATATATTATTTATAGTCTGATAAATAATAATGCGAAATATGGCAGTGTTTATGGCAGGTGGCCGGGTGGTTTCTATCTTGTTCACGGCGCATCCGAAATAGCTCCGATACAAAGACCACAAGCGTCTGTCAATCTGCGATTCGAAAATCTGCTCGAAACAGTGTCGTCTTTGGCGAATAATGCTGAGTTGTTTATCATTCCATTCTGGACAAATAACGGTATATGGTACGGAATTACTTGCGGTAATGACTGCTCCGATACTGTGATCTTCAGCGATGAAAATGACCAGGTTAGAAGTTTCCGCCATATACTCACGTGTCCTGAGTATACCGATATTATTTTGAGTTACAACTCCGAAGATAATGATGAATACAATTTCCCGATGTGGAAAAATCAAGAAACAGAGACTATTCCGAATGTCGATGCTTGGCGCAATGCGTATCAGGTTCGAGAGGTTGTATTAAAACCCAAAAAGGAAGACTTCGAGGGGACATTTACGAGGGCGAAGCTGGCTGAACTGTGCGAACAGGAAGTGAAAAATACAAAAATCGGTGCTGATTGCTATGAAGTAGAAATCGATCCTTTAATGTCAACATATACATATGGCTATGACAGATCCGGATATGACTTTACTACTGATTATCGAATCGGAGATAAAATCGGGATTCTTGTAAATGGCACAAAATATACAGGCAGAATTTCCCGAATGGAGTTCAACGTGTCTTATGGAAAAGAAATTATTCGCCCGACTATTGGAAATGTCGCGCGAGGAAAGTTCAACGGGATCCTGAATAATATCGGAAACCTGAATAGAAGTACGACGAAAACCGATAATACTGGAGTTACAGCATGATTATCATAAAACAGAATGAAGATTATACGAAGGTACTGGAATTACAATACGCGGATACGATGACACCCGTTGATCTGACCGGCATTTCCGCGTATAGCCAGATGAGAGATAAGCCTAACGGGAACATCGTTGCCACGGCTTCCTGTACCGTTGATAACACGAATCATACGATCACAGTTTCCTATTCTGGCTCAAGTCTGCTGAATGTTGATCCGGGCGAGTATGGTTATGATGTCTGGTTAGTAGATGGTGGCGGGAAAAAACATCCGATCTATACGACACGTTGTAGAGTTGTCGGGCGATATGCTGCAAATTTCTGATCTGCGAGGTGATCTATGGCAATTGACTGGAAAAGATTGATCGTTGTATCTGACGAGAGCACCGTAAACCTTCTGTGCGGTAAAGAAATCCTGTTTGTGCGAGGTCTTGCAGCAGGGCGTGGTATCGTGAGTATTGCGCTTTTATCCTCTGAAGAAAATATAGACACATACCAAATTACATATACAGACAGCACAACTTCCACATTTCATGTAACAAATGGTAATTATATCTATAGCAAAGGAAAAGTGACTGTCCGGGAATATCGGGAACAGTACGGCTTTATTGTCTACGATCTGCCGACAGTTGAAAATGCCGAGGCTGAATGCTTAATGATTGAGTTTTCACCGTCGCAATCTGGATCCGGAACACCGTCCGCTTCAAATATTAGACCATTGGAAGTTCTGCGCGGTCTGCGATGGTATGTTTATGAAATAGGAGATAGTGGTTCATCCAGTATACTTAAGTTATTTCCGGAAGATAGCTATGGCGGGACATATGATCTTGTGTCTGGTACATACACACGAACTTGGGAACGAATAGCCAGTTACGCAGGGGAGACTTTACCGGGCGAATGGGTGTCCGATAGAGACGTTTATACAGCTGGCACAACACCGTCCATAGGTGCAGAGGTGGCTTATAAATTAGCTGATCCTGTCGTAATTACTGGTACTGCAACGGAAGTACAGTTTTATGATGGCGGAACAGAAGTTTCACTATCTAAGAATGGCAATGCGATCTTTGAAGGGCTGACCGCAAGCAAAATTCCGGGGAATGTGCCGATAAAGGATTATATCGATGAGCGTACTGCTGACGCAGGCATTCCAGATGCTCCGAGTAATGGCTATTTCTATTTCCGCCGTAATGGTGACTGGCATAATGTGAAAAATGGCATTGTGTTATATGTTGATGGCGCGAACGGTTCTGATAGCAATGACGGTTCTACTGCTGAAAAAGCCTTTAAAACGATTCAAACTGCGATAAATAAGTCTTCACCGAATACCGCAAACGCTAAAATCATTATTGCAGCCGGGACTTATTCCGAAACCGTGACCATACAAAATATTGGTTGTGTGCTGACTGCTAACGGAACAGTCACACTGACAGGCGTCTGGACAGTTGTCAAGGCAATTGTCCTGCTGGAAGGAACGGGGTTCGATTTTACACGAATGCTGAGAATTTACCATAATGCATATGTAGCGGATAATGGTCTTTCAAGTCTGGTAATTTCCACGCTAAACGCGAATGAAAATTCGCTCGAAGTAGTTGGTGCAACCTTTGTTGCGAGGGGAAATCTTGATCTCGGGTATTTCGGTACGTCTAATAATTATGCCTGTTATGCGTCTGCCGGGGCGAAGGTCGCTCTTGGATCGGTTAATATTCAAGGAAATTATGGGTTATATGCTGAATACGGTGCGATTATTGGTGCTGCGTCTCTGACCGGTGGAACAGTTCAAAAAACAACTTTCGCAGGTGGAAGAATCTTTATCGGAGAGCAAAACGATAATCTGTATGGCTTTTGTCAAACAGCTGCGTCTACTGCTGCGAAAGTGGTGACAATTCCCGGTTTTGTATTAGAGACTGGCGTAACAATACACGTGAAATTCCAAAATAGCAATAGCGCGACTGCACCAACTTTGAATGTTAGCAATACCGGTGCTATAGCGATAAAAAGATATGGAAATACATCACCGGGAACGTCTGCGCCAAAGGATGGCTGGCAGAGCGGATCTGTATTGACGCTAACCTATGACGGGACATACTGGGTCGAGCACTATTGGTTCAATACTGTCTATACTTTTGACACGACACCGAGCCCGAACTCCGGGAATCCTGTGCAGAGCTATGGAATTTACAATTTCGTCCAGACTGCTGTTCAGACTGCGATGGAAGAAATGATCATGTCAATGATCTGTATTCACGTCACGGTAGAGGACAACGTATATAAGCTGAACTATTGCGGCCCGTTTGAAATAAGCGAGGCTGACGGTATTTATTATTTGAATTGGTGCGGGATGGCTGAGAGTTGCCCGTTTACCGTTGATCTGGTCGGGACTGATTACGTCCTGAAGTATAACGAATAGGAGTGTAGAAGATGACACAAATCGGAATCGTAGGGCATACTGCCTTTCATGCCAGTGCTGAGCTGGAAAACAATAATGCAGGCTTCCATAACAGCCTGTATCGAGGAAAGTTTCTCGGTAATGCTGTATCTGCTGACCAATATGCGCAGATTGCAGCTGGGACTTTCGACGATATGTTTGTTGGTGACTATTGGACAATCGACAGTATTATCTGGCGGATTGCTGGCTTTGATTACTGGTATCGATGTGGCGATACTGAGTGCACAACGCATCATGTCGCTATTGTTCCAGATACAAGTCTTGTTTCTGCGAAAATGAACAGTGCCAATACTACCGAAGGCGGATATATTGGATCCGGTTTCTATACCGGTGTAAATGCTGATGAATCTGCAAATACTGCAAAAGCTACAGCAAATGCAAAAATTGAAAGTGCATTCGGTTCTGCTCATATCCTGACTAAGCGAGAATATCTTGCGAATGCGGTCACGTCCGGCTATGAGACAACCAGAGCGTGGTATGACAGCACATGGGAGCTGATGAGCGAAATCATGGTGTATGGTTGTGAAGTATTCCATAACAAGGCACATGGTACAGCTGTGCCACGGTCGAATGATGTTTGCAAATCACAGTTACCTTTGTTCAGGTTAGATCATAGTAAGATTACTATCCGTGCGTCCTGGTGGCTCCGGGATGTCGTCGGCGCGAGCTACTTTGCCAATGTCTACAACTACGGCGATTCGTACTACTACTACGCGTCCAACTCGGGTGGGGTTCGCCCGGCTTTCGGTATCAAAGCGTAGCGTATCTTAAATCCCCGCCCCTTGTGGGCGGGGTGGAAAGGTCTTTATATATGAGCGTACCAAAAGGAAAAAGAACACAATCACGGTTTGAAGCGCAGCACCAATTTTATAAATTACGAAATGCTGTCACGATCCTGATCCTGAATGACTTCGGTTTTAATCCTGTGAAATATCGAAAGATGATGGAAAAATATCGAAATGAGCATTTGAATGATCCAAATGTCGATGATATATGCCTGCGATGGGAGACGAAAAATCGAAGCTTTCAAAAATGGTATATCGATGAAGAAGCGAAAGCCTGTCTGAATCTGCTGCGTGAAATTGAAAGAGAATTTACGATAGGTAACTCCATTTATCCATCAGAAACGCCTGCAAAGGTGCCTGAATTTTTGACCAGGCGATGGCATATGAATCGAGCAATCGGGCTGTGCTATTCTCTCAAACAGGAGCTGAATTACGTGATACGTACTTTACCTGTGGATGTGAATAAGTATGAAAGATTTGCAGAAATGATCGATCTGCAAATTGCACTGTATAAGGGAGTTCGTCAGGCTGATAATAGACTGATAAAACCCGAAAAAGGGAGTTCCCGAAATATTTTCGCTGGAGAGTGAAATAACGAAAATTTTTGATGGAATCGCTGCCGTGATCCGCAAGGTTGGCAGGATCGAGCAAAAATCTAATACTGTGAAAATGGGGTGATCTTTGAGCGTGCGAACTGGTGGCTCCGGGATGTCGTCAACGCGAGCAACTTTGCCAATGTCAACAACAACGGCAATTCGAACTACAACAACGCATCCAACTCGAATGGGGTTCGCCCGGATTTTGGAAGCGCATATAAGTCCTGTATTAGGCAGCGTTTCACCGAAAGGAAAGATTATCCCTGCTGAAAAGCTAAACGATAGCGCGAAAGCGGAGCCGCTCGTGTGCCGGTTTGCCTTATGTGGCAATTTACGAAAAGTCAATACCCGGGGCTTAACTCTGTGAAGAGAGCACACCTTTTTTATGAATGAGCTAACAGATCTGAATGCCTTATACGAAGCTTTTCTCGCTTCCATGAAAAGCAGTGCATGGAAGGAAGAGCCGCAGCGGTTCGAAGTGGATTTTCTGACCGAAATCGTGAAACTTAAGCATGAGATAGCTTCGAAAACGTATAAGACTTTGCCCGGAATTGAATTTACCTTGCGAGAGCGCGGAAAGGTCCGGCACATCCACGGAAGCCGAATGCGCGATAGGGTGGTCCGTCACGCTTTTTGCGATGGAGAGCTGACGGAAGCTCTGCGCCCGTTCCTGATCTGGAATAATGGCGCCTGCCAGAAGGGCAAAGGGCTGACGTTTGCCCGTAAGATGTTCGAGCGGGATCTTCACAACTATTGGCTGAAGTATCGAACGAATGAAGGATATATCGGATTCGTGGATTTTTCTCGATTCTATGATAATATCCGGCACGATAAAATCCGTGATGGAATTATGCCGAAGCTGTCTGAAAATGGCAAATGGTTACTTGACGAAAATCTGAGACATTTCCGTATTGACGTTTCCTATATGAGCGACGAAGAGTATGCGGAATGTCTGAATAAGAAATTCGATTCTCTGAAGTATTATAACGAGATCCCATTTTCCGCAAGAACCGGCGAGAAGTATATGCCGAAGGGTGTGGATATTGGAGACCAAATCAGCCAGAATATCGGTATCTATTTTCCAACGCCGATCGATAATTATGTGAAGATTGTGCGAGGGTGCCGTTTCTATGGTCGATACTCCGATGACATGTATGTTATTAGTCCTGATCGTGACGAGGTGCTGAGTATTATCGCCGGGATCCAGGAAAAGGCAGCCGAGCTTGGCTTATTCCTGAATGAGAGAAAAACACATATTGCAAAGCTGAGTGAAACATTCCGGTTTCTGCAAACGAAATATTTTCTGACTGCTGACGGTAAGGTCGTGAAGAGGATCAACCCGAAGAATATTGTCAGAGAAAAGAGAAAATTAAAATCGTATAAATCCCTGCTGGAAGCTGGGCGAATGAAATACGAAGACATAGAACAGTCCGCCCGTAGCTGGATGGGAAATTATTACAAGCTTATGTCAAAGAAGCAGATCCAGCACATGAAAGACCACTATCGGGATCTGTTTAGAAAGGAATTACAATGGAAGTGACAATTATTTTTGTCGATGGTACCGAGATGATCGCGGTGAAAAATGGTGACTGTTTCATCGTTGATGAAAAGCCGACGTTTCCGGCTGATCTGTCCGTCGTCACTGTTGAAGGCGAAGAAGGTTCTGAGATTTTCCATGACGCAATTGTGCAGGAGTGCGCAAGCGTTGACGGAAAATACTGGTTCGCTTTTCTGGAAGAGAGCCCGGAAGCGAAGACGATTCGGGAGCTGCGGGAAGAGAACGCCATGCTCGAAGACGCTATTATCGAGCTGGCTGAATTGATCGGAGGGTAAAAATGGTCAAACTTTATGTGAAGAAAATCCGGGCTGGCGAAATGACGCTGGAAGAGGTCCCGGCCCGTTGGCGTGAAGCTGTCCGGGAAGCTCTGGAGGAATAATGCGAAAGGCAATTGTTCTGGATCCGGAAGATATTAAGTCAATACTTGCTGAGAAGTATGACGTTCCTGTAAAAAACGTGATAAAATCCCAGTATAGTTATACAGTCGTCTTGGAAGCAAACCCGGGAGACTTACCGGAGCAATCCGAAATGTTGTAACCCGGAAAATACATCGACTGGGGGCGCTGATGGATTACGGGCGGATTGGGTTACAACTCCGCCCGTTTTTTCTTTATCTGTCTGAGGGGCGCTGTCGTTTGGGGTTACAACTTTGACGAATCCAGGCGGCAGATAATTGATTATCACGTTTCCCTTTTTATCAATCACGATGGACCGCATGAAATTTGTCAGTGCGGTTCTTTTTGTATCTGCTGAAGCTGTAGAAGAGCGGAGAACGTTCAAAATGACGTTTGAAAGTTCAAGGGTAGACTTATAAAGGGTATCGCTGTCAAAACCTGCTGCGTTTCTCTGTGCGAGCGATTTCAGCCTTGTTTGCAACACCTTCCGCTTTGCTTCCATCTCTGTGAGTTTTACAGTCAAGGCTTCCGATGGGTGATCTAAAAGGAGCGAAACGGCATTGCTGATTTTCTTTTCTATGGCTGTCAACTCTTTTTCTGTCGTCTCTTTATATGCAGCAATGGTTTCCGAATCATCACCTTTGATAAGCTGATCCACCCAGATCCTGATATTTTCAGGCGTGAGAATTTCACCGCACAGATCTATAATGAGCGGTTCAATAATATCCTGCTTCACACCTTTAAAGCAGCTGTTTTCGCAGTAATAGGAGCAGTACAAATGTCCTTTTGACTTCCTGCGATAAATATACATAGGTTTACCGCATTCGGCGCAATACAGCAATCCTGAGAGCATGGGCGGATCTGCTGACCATCCACCTTGTCTGCCGATCTGCCTTCCGGGGTGGGCTTTTTCGTATGCCTGAAGTGTTTCGAAAAGCTCTTTCGAAATAATTGGTTCACAATAATCTTCGATAAAGGTGTCTCCGTATGAGTATGCTCCATATAGCTGAACTTTTCTGAAAAGTCTTTTTACATCGAGATTGTCAGATGTTCCCAAAATCTGGCGACATTGGGAAAGAGACGCGCCGCGCAGTCTTGCTTTTACTGCTTCCCGGATAAGGTCCACTTTTTCTGGATCCGGAACTGATCTGTATCCGATTCGTGGTGATCCGTCTGAAAGAACGCCCATGTCAACCGGTTCTGGCTTCCATCCCCAGCCGATGGATGATCTGGGAATTACTTTGTACTTTGTGAAATTGTTTTGCAAAGCTCTTTTCACGTCTGCGCTGATCATGTCGCTTTGGTTCTGGGCTGAAGCGAAATACATAGCTTCCAGAACGTGAGCAAACGGGCCGTCATCTGTAATTGGTTGCTGTAAGGAAAACAGCTTATAACCTGCCATGCGCAGCCTTGCAGCGTCCAATTGTGCCTGATCGTAATTTCTTCCGTATCTCTCGAAGTCCCAGAGGACAACGCCCTGCACATCCGGTTTTTTCTTGTGGAGCAAGAAGGATAACATTTCGAGGTAGTGATCCCGCTTGGCAACTGATCTGCCGGAAGCGAAAGGATCCGCAAAAACCCGAACTAATTCGAGCTGGTTCGCTCCGCAAAATGCTTTTATTGCGTCAGCCTGTTCTTCGGTGCTCTGGTTCTTCAGCCCTTGTTCATCGCCTTCGCTGTATCGGCAGTATGCGACTACTTTGTCACCGGGTTTGAACGGAGAATTATTGATCATGATTTTTCCTTATGGAATGCAGGGATCGGAGACATTATCCGGTTTCCTGAATCCTGCTGCAATTGCTTCCTGTTCTGAGCAAAACCATCTGTCACCGTCTTCATAATCTATGCTGGTTCTGTTATAATCCCGCCAGTTTGGACAGTGATATATCTTTTCATCGTTATTTCGCCAGCTGACATTTCCTTTGATGGTGCAATTCTGATTATATGAATTGTTCGTGTTTCCGCGAAAATTGGACGGAGAATAATAGGGTACAGGTGTTGCGGTTGGATTGTCACCCATATATCCGATCAGTTCACCATTCCCGTTATAAATTGGCACTCTTGCAATTCCGCTGTTTGGTGTGGCTGTTGGATGGTTGGCAAATGCTGTAATTGTCAGACTGAGTTCTGATCCGATTGTCGTTGCTGTTGGTTCTCTTGTTGGTATCTCTGTAGTTGCTGGGCCAATGAGCAGTTCAGGTGTGTTTGTGATTAACTGCGCTTTTTTTTCTTTGGATTCTTTCGCATCGTAAACGATGCAGAAAATGATTATCGCAGCTATAAGTATAGCAACTGATACAAAAAAGGTTTTGAGAATTTTCAGAAACGTTTTCACAATTCCGGTCCGATCGGAAGAAGAACGCGACCGAGAACATGAAATCGTCCCGTCCTGATCTCATCCTCTGTTACATGGATTGTTTCGAATGCAGGATTGTCTGATTTGAGGTCGATTCCGTCTTTTGTAGCATAGATTCTTTTGATCATGTCTGTATCGTCGTAATTTACTGAAACGACATTTCCTGATTCCCAGGCTTCACCTGGGCGGCAAACGAGAAGATCACCCGGTATAATGTTCGGGCTCATTGATTCACCTACTGCAATGAGGCATTGAAGACCTTCGCCCCATTTACGGACGTAGGTTCTTGGCACTGGTACCGGTTTAATAAACGAGAATGGTTCACCTGAATAGCCGGGACCGCAACGGAGAGAGGCGACCAGAGGGAGCATAACTTCGTCGTCTGGAACGATTTCCGGTATTTCTTCCAGCTGTCTGCCCATATCCTCTAATGATCCACGTCCCATAAGTTC